TATGTGGAGTTGATTTTAAATCATCTGGAACTACTGCATTCTTGAAACTGTGCCAACCTTGTTTTACTGCATCGCCAAAACTTTCGTCAAATTGGGCATTGTTGTTAACGCCAGCCATTTCCATCATGCGGCGCAGAGCAGCAGCATCTTCATATGCATGCTGACGATCTTGTTGGCTGGCAATTACAGGAACTGTGGACTGACCAGTTGACTTGTCGCCGTTCAGATCGTTGTTGACAGGATCAGTAGATTGGTCCATGCTGGTGTATTCTTGATCTGTAGGCCAGTCTGGCTTATTCAATGTTTCGTCTGTGTCACCGTAGGCTTCGTCCATAGTGTCTGAATTATCACAACCGCAAGCACTTGATCCGCAGGTGGAACAAACTTCTGAGTCATCACTGTCATGACCACCGTGCAACTCATTGCTGAGTTCTGCTGCTAGGTCATCAGTGCCGTCATCAAATTCTATGTCATAGACATCGTCCGGTTGTACCACGCCGTTGTTCATGTGTGGCATGTGGTCATTGCCGCCGCCCATGCCTGCCATTCTGAGCATGCTGGCCAAGGCTGTTGCATCTTCGTCTGTGGCTGTGACTGTGAGACTCCGGTTTGGGCCGCCGTGACTGTCATTGCTCATGTTCATGCTGATGTTCATGCTTTCAGAGATCATGCCTTCTAGTTCGCGATTCAAACTGTCATAGATGCCTTTGCCGTAGCTCATGCCGCCACTGGATTTGGGAGCAGCAGAACCACTGGTGGATATCGACCCTGAACTGGTTGTTTCATCTACTTCTTTGGTTTTCTTGGCTGCTTTTTCTGGCAGGCCCTTGTGCTTGGTGCTGGCAAAATCTTCTGCGTCACCTTTTTTCATTGTCTTGGCCACCTTGGCAACTTCTTTAGACGCAGGCTTTTCGCCTTTTTTGGCAGCACTCACCATGCCCATGAAACGTTGTTGTTTTTTGCTCACTGCTTTTTCAGCAATGGGTTCTTCGTCGCCATCCATGTCGTCTGCTTGATTCTGCATGTAGTCATCCACAGCAGTCATCATGCCTTCAATCTTGGCCAATTTGGATTGTACCCATTCTGGCAGGTTGTCATCGTCGCCCAGGATCTTTTCCAGGGCCTGTGCATGACGCACCACAGTCTTGATACTGTCCTTGGCCATGTCGCCTTCTTGATCGTATTCGCCTTGATCTTTTGGATCCAAATCGTCTTCGCCCACCATCTTGTGCTTGGTGATTTTACCAGCATGAGGTTTCAATTTAACCTTGTCTCCAAATGCACTGAAGTCTGGTTTCATGACTTCGCCTGTGTCCACTGATGCATCTTTCTTGGGACGACCACGACCACGTGAGCCTTGTCCAGCTGCCACAGCGGCCTGTTTCTTTGTGCGAATTGCCCGGGCATCTTCTTTGTCGCCATCATATTCAGTGCCGTATGTGCCTTTGTGAACAAAGCTGGTGGGCTTTTGTTTTTCAGGTTGTTTGAAATTTTTGTAGTCAAACGCATTGCCGGTGCTGGCTTCTTCCATGTCTTGATCACGGCCACGCACGGCTTTCTTCATAGCATCAGCTGCTACTTGTCCTAGCATTTCGTCAACTTCTTTTTTGGCGCCAACAATCTTGTCAGCAAAAGTGATCTTGTCAAAGGGTTTTGCTAATTTAGCAAACTTCTGTTGCTTAGGTGTCATCGGAATGCCACCTTTTTTCATACCTCGGGCACTGCGAGCAGCAGATTTCATTGGCTCTGTGCGATTGCCATCTTTGTCAATGTCCAGGAAGTCTGGTTTGCCACCTTCCGCCATGCCAACACTTTCACGTTCCATACGTGCATTAAAGTCATTGCCCTGGCGTTCTTTTTTGTCTTTGAGATGTTGTAGTGCTGCTTGAGCTTTGGCATCGCCAGCAGCAGCTTTCTTTTTAAGATTGGCTGCATGACTTGCGTCCAGACCTCTGCGATTTTCAGCACCAACACTGTTGGGATTGTATGCTTCTTGTACATCAAGTGGAATGTTGTATTGAGCTGCCAATTGCTGTTTAATTTTCTTAAATTTGTTTTCTTCAAAAGCATTTAAGGCCGCACCTGACATACCTTGGAAACTCTGACTTCGTGAGGCTTTTATATTGTCAACGTCCTTTAGAAACTGTGCTTTAGCTGCTTGGTCTGGAATCTGTTCAGCAAATGCCAAGTCTGCGGCATTCTTTTTCCCAAATGCACTTGATCCAGTCATCCCGGCTACACCGGTGGTGGCTAAGCCGCGTGGCTTAGGTGCCGCATTACCAACTGCTTTGACCACATCCATAATGCCTTCTGCTATCTTAGTATGCACAGCACCTGTTGACCGTTCGTTGAGAATCTGGGTCAGCGGGCTGACTTGCTCATTGAGTTGTTGAGTTTTAACTTCTGGTGTGGCACGGATGCTGTCAAGTTTTTTGTTTAGGTCGTAGAAAAATGTCATGGTTTATCCTCTTGTGTTGTAGCCAGTGGCCGGCTTGGGCTGACGTTTGATATTGGTCATTGGGCTGGTGTTGCCCTGTGGCAAATCATTTGTGGTTTTTGCAGGAGGAGTTCGACCACCAGCAATAGTAAAGTCACTGCGATATGCATTTTTTAATACAGCATGATCGTATGGGCCTGTTGAATAGTCCTTTGACAAGGCACGTTGAGCCGCATCAGGTGCAGGATAAGCAGTGTCCTTGATCAGGTCCTTGTTTTGTGCTTCAATGTCTGTGATCTCTTTGTCAATGCTGTCCACGTATGGTTGTGTAAGCAGGCGGATTCTGTTGGGGTTGAACCCCAACAACTGTGCCAGCTGTTGCACCTGTGGCTCAATAGCAGGGTATCTAAAGCTCACATCAACTGATGTTACCATTTCATTTTCTGCACCAGGAAAATCCTTGAGCAGGTGCTGTACTGGTGTGGTTTTTTTGTCTGACATTTTTGCAATGTCAAATTGCTTGAGCTTTTCTTTGAGATCTCCGATAAAGCCTGACGGCACATCACCCAGGAGTTTGATCCGGTAATTGTATGTGCGTTCGCTTTCGGAAAGATATTGATGAAATTTTTTCATATTAGGGTCCTATGTGATATTTAGCCTTTTTTGGCATTTGTGTTTCTGTCGCCCAGCAATCTGTCCAGCAATTCGTTGCGAGTTATCACATGTCCTTGGCCCGACTGTGCCGGTGCAGTGTCTGAGTCTGCAATTTTTATATCCAGATTGGCTTTTTTCAACTGTAGATCAATCATCTTGAGTTTCTTGTTGAGCTTGGCTGTTTTGGCTGTAAGCGCATGGCCCAGCATGGTGCCTGCAACACCAAAAATCTCAGCAGCAAATCTTGAATCCACCTGCATGCCCAGACTCATTAGTTCATCAAAGGTGTCCGTGGCTTTTTTGGCTAGATCATCCATTTCAGTATCCGACGAGCTAAGGTCTCTAATGCCGGGCAAGGCAGCATCAATCTTGTCTATTGTGGTGTCAATTTCGGTCATGGCTGCTTGAGTTTGTTCAGTGGTATACACCACTGTGTCGTCTGAGTCTGCACTAGTTGGCAAATCAAACAAGGCCTCAAGTTTTTTGTTGGTCGGAAGGGACATGACGTATTTAGCGGCAGTTACAGCCGCTGATTCCAATCTGCATCAGTTGCTTACTTCTTGCCACCCTGGTGGAAGATGTCGGCTTCTGTGATAACTCTGAATGTAAGGCCGTTGCGTTTGGCCCATTTGGTGGCCTGATCCCATTTGGCGTAGTTGATTGCCACAATAGCACGTTCCTTTGAATTCATTTTTTCTTCAAGTATGCTTTGCTTTCTGGGCTTGATCTCCACCAGTTCTGCTCGGGTGGTGTTGTTTTTGGTACGGTATGTGATTAGAAAATCCGGAATGTAGTTGTGCATTTTGCCATCTAGCGGATGACGATACGGTATCACCACACATTCTGATCCCCACTGCATGATGTTGTCGTTGTTGTCCAGGAATGTCATGAACACCTGTTCCCAGCTACTGCGATAGGTGGGGCTCTTGTTGCCCACATACTTGGCAGGATTCTTAGGTTGAAATACACCTTTTGCAAAGTTAGCCATGGCTGAATCCAGTGATCACGGCAGCACGTTTCTTGCTGTGTAGAAGTTGGGAGTCACTGATGCGCCAAATCCCAGCAGAGTTGAGCCGCTTCTTGTGTTGTTGAGATAGTATGCCAGGGTCTGGGTGAGTTGCATCTGGCCTTGACCTTCAATTGTTGCCAGAATACTCATTACGTTAGTTCCAGTTTTGGCAGCAATTCTAAACAATGCCACTGTGAAATTGCCTGCAGCCTGATCAGTAGTAAACACTGATCTCAAAAAACTATACACCACGTCGTAGTCTTCCACAGCAACAAACTGTTCGTAGTTGTAGAATTGATCAAAGATTCTCACTGTGAGATCTACGTTGGTATTGACGGAATTGACTGTGTCGCCCATGTTATTCTCGTAGTGTTATTACTTGTGTACCACGTTGACTACCAAGAACAAATGCAGGGTCTCGTGGAAACACAAACCCGCCGTTGCCGCCGGGTTGTTGCCGAACCGCTGCAGGAATACTGTTTCTCAATACGTCTTTGAGAGCAAGATTGGCTTCTTCATTCACAATAGATCGTAGATCAGCACCTTTGAATGTGTTGTAGGCTGTGCCTGCTGTTTGTATAGCACCAATCACACCTGCCACGCCGTTACTCTGTAGATCCTGCACAATGCCAATGCCGGCATCCAGCAAGCCGCCCTGGCCCAGTACTGTGCTGGTACTGCCGGGTCTAGATATGCCTGATCGTATGTTGTCATAGTAGGCAGGATCAGCAAACCCTCTCACATTGGTGTCAGGACGCACAGCACCAATGGCACCCGAATAATATTTCACAGTTTCGTACTGTATGCTCATGGTATTTTGCATGACTCCTGCGCCTTCGCTGTAGTTGTAGATGTCATGATTCCAGCTTTGAATTAGTGGATTGATCAGCACATAGCTGACCCATTTGTGTTGGTCCATGCCATAGATGGTGATATCTTTGAAGAAGGGAGGCTTGCCAGAACTTTGGTCGCCACCTGATCCAACACCACCGCTGCCTGAGTTGCTTTGATTGTAGCTTTCACCAATGAACCCCCAGTCGTTGACAGGACGGTCGTTGGCATAGATATCGCGATTGTTGTAGCTGAATCCTGGTAGGCTTTGAATTGCACCACTGCTGCCATTTTGATTGCTGGCTCCACCATACTGTTGATTGGGATCTTTGTAGTAGTAGGCATAGTAGTTGTACCACATGCTTCGAGTCAGATCGCCACCATCATCGTGAAAGGTCACTTGTACAGGATCGTAATTGATTTTTTTCTGAATCAGACGTTTGCGATTGTACTGATTCAGTACCTCTGTGTCCATTTTGAATTTTGGCAGTTCCACAGTCTTGACCATGAGACCAATTGTGCTTTTTTCAGTCTCTGAGAACACTGCCTGCAATGGACGAACTTCGGACGTGTTGATATTGAAGTAGCAGTGGAACAAGAACTTGTTCCGTGGTGCATACTCATATCCATTGGTACGAAAGGTCTTGGAAGCGTGGGAGTAGTCTTTGAGACCTTGCCCACCAAAAAAGCCTTTGAGGAAATCCTGGCCAAAAGCCATAGTTGATTATCCTGTTACTACGTCGTTGACAGTTCTAGCAATTGTCGATCCAATCCCTGTGCCGTTGGGTGTTTGATTGGCGTTGTCGAACATAATAGTCATGGCAATTTGCACTGGTGTGCTTTCTGCGTAGGCCATGTTGCCATAGTCTACACTTTTCAGATAGCAACCATACAATTCCCATGTTTCCAGCACAATCGGTGTGGCTGCGCCATTGCCGCCGTCAAGCACTTCGAAGCGTGTGGTAAACTTGTAGTCAATACCAGAAGCAGCCGAGGCCATTTCCAGAAAGTCCATCTGCTTCTGTATCTGTTCGCCTACCAACTTGCTGACAGCACCTGACGCATCATCACGCAGATTGCAGGTCACATCGGCCCATTTGCCCTTGCCTGCTAGATGCAATGTGCTGTTGTATATTTCAATCGGGATGTCATCGAACGTCATGGTAGGTCTTTTGAAGTCTATAACCTGCTTGGTCAATTCTGTTCGTGGTGTACTGACACCAAAGTTTTCAAATATTACTCGGAAGCGATATTTGAGTTTGGGCATGAGCAAGCCTTGGTTGCTCGCGCTTTGATCGCTTGCCAAGGGCACTGTCATTCGGGTTAATGATGCAACGGCCATATTTGTAATCTCCTATACAGTTATTTACCTCTGTTGAGGCCAAAAAAAATGGGGTGTTGCCACCCCATTTCTTAGTCTAACGATATATTAAACAGTGGTTGCTGTGGCCACAGAGCCTGCAGCAATTTCGCCTGTGTTCTTGAGACGCAGAGGAATGTAGATGAATTCCACAGATTTTACAGGTTCAATAGCAATATCAACCCAGAGCTCGTTGGCATCAATTCTAGCAGGTGTGTTGTTGGAATCATCACACACCACCAAGAAGTCATAGATACCACGCTTGGCCACCAGGTCAATACACAAGCTGTTGATGGCATTGGATATTTCGTTTCTGGTGATCTGATCATTGGGTTCAAACAAGAACTGCTTGCCAATTTCTTCCAATCTGCCACGCATGAATGCAACCAGTCGGGCCACATTGATACGATCCAGGGCACTGGCAGTACCATAAATGGTCTTGTTGCCAAAGTTGGTAATACCAACACCAGGAATAAACGTGATTGGATTGATACGGTTCAAGTACTCAATATCACGCAGGCCTTGATTGTTGCCAATGGTCACAAACTCTCCAGTTTGACTGTTGATGTAACCAATTGTGGCTGCATTATCAATCACGCCGCGACGTGTGCCAGCAGGTGCCAACCATGGAT